TCTACGTATCGTACCTCGTGTACTCACTCTGACGGAGACCACAATGACTGAGAACAAGAGCATCGTCGAACAGGCGGTGCTGATTGACACGTCCTACACGCCGCTTGAGACTGGCTTCATGGGCGTGCGTGAGAAGCTGTCGGGTCCAGTACAATCAACCCAACGCGATGCTGCTCGTGCCTTCTTCGTGACGCATGGTCGCACGCTGGGCTACTGCAACGTACGCGCGTGTGCTCTTCATCCGGCTGACATCTGGCTGCTTGAACAGGGAGTCGGCAAGGTGATGTGGGCTCACCGTGTGATGGACGAGCGTGAGTGAACGCGCTCGCATCCCCATCGGTGTTCCACCTGGTACTCGCGTCTTGCGTATCGAGCGCGTGCTTGGTGATCACTGGATGATCTGGCTGCACACAAGTGACTACACACACGGAACGTTCCTACGTCTGTACGATAACGGCGCAATCGAACGCGTGACTGTCCGTGCTGACGAGGGAGACGACGTGGCAACAATCAAACCAATGGAGAACTGACATGATAGTCTGGGAGAAGCTAGACAAGCGTGCCGTGATGGACAACCTCGGTCTCATTGCAACGTTCCTTGATTGGGACAACCCTGACCCTGCGCGCAAGCAACTGAATGACAACTACGCGCACGGTGGTGGCTGGAACCCACAGCCGAAGTTCGAGATGGCTGATCCTGCTAGTGGCGTGCTACAGTACCCCGGTGATCCGCCGCTCCATCCGCTGTTCAAGGCGCACCTGCGTGATGAGATCGTACGTGTGTACGACTACGGCTACGTGTCCATCACTCAACCTGATGGCACGTTCGAAGCGGCGAGGATGGACTGAGCCATGATCACGTACCACTTCGACAACATGCAACAGTTCCTCGGCTACTACCGACAGAAGACTGCTGAGTGGCGTAGAGAGGCAGCAACGCTCAATGCTCAAGGCAAGCCTGCGTCCACGCGTAGAGCGGTGTCACTGACTGCTCAAGTGATCGCCGTTGAGTCCGTGCTGCACACCATTGAGAACACGTTCATCGGTGCTGACAAGAAGACTGCTGTGAAACTGGCCGACTTGGGCCTCATCAACACAACGAATGGAGAGGCCAAATGACTGACGAAGTGATCCACGGTGCAGAGGGAGAGACTATCCCTGGCTACACTGACGTACGCAAGAAGGACCTCCTCTGGGAGTGTTGGAGTCTGCACTCCACGAAGCTGAAGGCGAAGGGTGTCAGTGCCGAGCAGATCGACACGATGTTGGACATGTACTTCGGTGGTGCTGCCACTGTGATGCACTACATCGAGGTCTGCCGCAAGATCGTCAACAGCGTCGAAGAGGGTGACGAGGGTGAACAGGCCAACTACGACCTGGCTGCTCTGATCATGAGGAACATGGAGAAGGGCATCAAGCGTTTCCGTGTGATCTCTGAACTCGAGGACTTCATCAATAGCCTTAGTCGATGAACCCGAGACGCCCGAGACCTGACCCTCGCGTACGCGTGTTCGAGCATGTGGACATGTCAGCCGGTCCCGACGCCTGCTGGCCGTGTACACTTGCTCCGAACAGTGAGGGGCGTCACTACATCAGCATCGGTGGGCGACGGCTGCTCGTCTACCGTGTTGTGTACGAGTTGGTGAAGGGAGTCGTGTTAGGGAAGCAGTTGTTCCGTCACACGTGTGATCACGAGTGGTGCTGCAACCCTGCACACGGCGTCCCTGGCTCTCACCAACAGAACATGAACGACATGAAGGAACGTGAGCGCCACGGGATGCCGCACCATACAGTTCGTATGATAAAGCGTCTCCTCGACAGTGGCGTTGCACACCAAGCCATCGCTGACCGCTTCGGCTGTTCACGCGTGGTCGTGACTGAGATACACACAGGCAAATACTATGCCCACGTGACCGATGACACCGACGACGCCGAGCCCGAGGGCACTTGACATGGCCCTCGCGTTCTGCTATAATGAAGTTTCTGCAGAAGCAGATCAACCAACTAGACAACCAACGGAGACTGTTACCATGATCGCAGATCATACACTCGTACGCACGTCGCTCGGCTCGTACGCTCTCGTCCTCCACTCTCGTCTGCTTTTCGCACACGAGTTCGATGACGAGGGTAAGTGGCTGTACGATGACAACGGCAACGCAGTCGTGCGTGAGGGGAACCGTGAGTACACGATCCTCTATCCCTCTGGCGTACAGGACACGTTCCCTGAGGCTGAACTCTTCGAGGACGACATGCCTGACATCGAGGGCCTGCTTCGTCTGTTCATCGTACAGCTGTTCCATAAGGCGAAGTGCGATGAGATCGGTGGAGAGTTCACTGCTAAGGTGCGCGCGTACGCAGCCATGAACAGTGGCGACCTGAAGATCGAGTCCACAGTGGAACTCGGTAACTGGGATGGCCGCGCCGAAGTCACGGCTGAACGTCTCGCGTCCGCGTACCGTGTCGCGGCTCCGCGTTGGCATGAGAACAAGGCTCTCAAGCCTCTCGCACTCACCGCACGGTAGTACGATAACGGAAAGGTCCATCACCATGCTGTTCACTCTCATCGTCATCCTAGCCTTCCTCTTCTGGTTCATGGCGACGTGGCCTGTGCCCTGGGCTGAACGCGTGGCACGTGGACTTTTCCTGTTCGCTGCTCTCATCTGGGCTGTGCCCGCGTTGCATCTGGGCTAGCCTCGTGTTCGTGCTCCCGTGTTCGGTGCGCGGAGTCACAGTGTCTGCGACATAGTGACTGAAGTCAGTGCAAGCCAATCACTGCCCCCCCAAAGGCGGTAAGCTGACAGCCGAGCCTTCGTGTGTACACAGACCGTACACGCGTACGCTACTTCCTAAGCCTGCCTCCGTGTTCGAGCATACAGTGGGTAATGCGAACTGAAACCGGGCTAGATTATGCCGAGAAGGCAACTGTTGCAGGCGTGTGTGCTTTTGACATTTGGCACACTGGTAGAACAGTAATCAGCCTAACCCACACCCTTCCCCCTCACCCCAACGTGTCACACGTGTGCGCACGTAGCACACACATGGAGAACTGACCAATGACCACCAATCCAATCCGCGACGCCGCTTCAAAGATCGCACACGCGTTCGATAAGATCGGCAAGGCGAATGGTACGATGCAACCGAAGTCAGAGGACAACCGCTTCGCACTGATCTGGGAATACTTCGTCTCCGACCGCCTGGCCGCAATGGCCACGAAGCGTAAGGAGAACGCGAAAGCCGCGTGTGCGTCGGCTGGTCTGCTCGGTGATGCAGACTCGTACCGTGCTGGTGAACGCCTGACTGTGTACCAGGGCGACCTCATGCTCCTCGTGGCGAAGACCAATCAGCCTGCTTCGCGTATTGACCCAGTGGCACTGAAGAATGAACTCACGAAGTCCTTCAGTGCCACTGCTGCTGTTGCAATCATCTCTCGAGCCACCAAGACGAACAAGGCAGCAACCAGCTATGAGTTCATCATTAATGATCAGCAGCAGGCATCTCAACGTGACGCACGTCAAGCCGAAGACAATCAGGAAGGTCTATAAGCGTCACAGCTATGTACTCACGTACCTGCCTCCCTCGCACACGTGGCGTTGGGAGGTAACGTACGTGAGTACGACAGTGTTCAGTGAGACTGCATCGAGCATGACGCTCGCACAGCGTGCTGCTGAGAGGCACATCGATGAGTCGATCAAGGTGATGAAGTCGTGACAACAGGAGTCATCCCACAGGACACACCAGTCAGGCGAGCGACGATCCTCGACATGGACCCGTCGCAGCTTGCTGACTACGTACAGGCGTTGCAAGTGCGGCGTCTCGCATCGTACAACATCTACCGTATGGGACAGGAGGCGAAACAGAGAGCAACCGACGAGAAGGACAAGCTACTGCTGAGTAAAGTGATCGAGCGGTTTGCCAAGAAGCACGACACGGTGCTCAAGGCGCTCAACGAACTAGAGAAACTGGCGACCGACATTCAGGCGGCTCGCATTGCCACAGGAGATCTGTAATGGAATTCTACGTAGTCTACGACATCATGACCTCTGAGTTGCGGGTCTACAAGGACCAACCACCGGCGGGCACTATGCACTGGGTGTGCATCCAGGCGGACGACGACATCGTATGTGTGTACGATAAGAACGACGACATGATCCAAGAGGTCACGCTGTCTGATGACGACCCCGATCCCGAGACTGAAGGGGTGGAGGAAGAGGACGGCATTGAGAATGACGATCTCCCTGCTGATGCAGCGCACAAGGCGGAGGGTGGCAAGGACTGATGCGTGATCTCAAGGCGTTGCCGACGGACCCAACAGGGTTCATCAGAGCGAGAGACGTTCGCTTTCAACTACAAGGCAAGAACGTGGACCCCGCCGTGCAGCACATCCTTGAGGCGTTGTGCGAGCAGACTTCTCACCAGCAGAAGCAGCTTGCATCAATGGCGCAGATTGTGGAGCAGTTGACTGACATCGTGGTCAACTTCTCTACGATTGCAGACAGGATGCGTACGGAGATCGTCAACATGAAGGGAGAACTTGCCCTCCCCGAACTCGGCATGGTTGAAGTCAAGGGAGAGGAACCAAACTGATGATCGTGCGAGAGCCGATCTTGCAAGTCTCAATGCGTCTAGCAACGGAGGAGGACAGAGAACTCGAGACGTACGACAACACGAAGCTCACTGCTGCCAACACGTGCCCCACTTGGGGCATTTTGCGTTACCAGATGCACCGCGTCTACAGTACAAGTGCCCGCGCGATGGCCCTCGAAGCCGGGAGTGCGATGCACGAAGTCTTCGCTGCTGTCCGCCTGTGGCAACTGTGGAAGTTCGACACTGTTGACTCACCGCATCGCGAGTCGCTGCTGTACCACCACGGGCATCGCATGTTCGGTGAAGACCGCTTCAGTGAGATGCTCGACAGCATCGTGACTCACGAGGATGATCGTAGCAGTTGTATGAACTTCTGTCTCCAGGCGCTCTACAACTGTGGCTTCCACGATGACCCGTACGACATGCGACGTACGATGTCGAACCTTGAGGAAGCTGCGATCATGTACATCGATCGGTGGGACTTCCACAAGCGTCCCATCTGGATACGCGACCACAACGACCCGACCTCTGACGTGGGCATAGAGATCATCTACGATGTCGTCATCACCATCACCACTGCAACCGGCGAACGACAACTACGCTTTACCGGAAAGCTGGACGGCCTACAGTACACGGGTAAGGAGCGTGATGCTATTGCTGTCGATGAGAACAAGACAGCCAGTCGTATGGATGACGCATGGCGCCTGTCTTTCGAGATGTCCTCGCAGGTCACAGGCTACATGCTGGCAGCGTCGGTGTTCACTGGTCAACCCGTCACAAGTGGCCGCGTGCTTGGCGTGCAGATACCGCTCCCCAAGAACTACGACATAGGCGGTCTCGCAGTCGAGCACGTCCACCGTTCGAGCTACCAGTTCGCGCAGTGGTTCGACTGGCTGCTGCACACCGTACAGATGTACGATACCTACCGTGGCGATCCAATCAATGCGCCGAAGTACACGCACTCCTGCAACCGCTACTTCTTCCCCTGTGCGTTCATCCCGTTCTGCACTGCTGACCACGAGGAGCAGTTGTCACACCTCCGTGAGATGCCTGTGCAGGAATGGTCGCCACTGGAAGAACTGAAGGGAGGTGACTGAGTGGCGATGGAGATCACACTAGGCAGTCACATCATCACGTCCGGCCAAGACCCACCCTCTCGCTTCGCCCTGCTGCTGTGGGGCACTGCGGGAACGTTCAAGACTACACTCGCGGCGACTGCACCAGGCAAGAAGCTCTGGATACTCTTCGATGACGGTGGCCTCGACAGTGTGTCCGGTCTACAGGCTCAACTCCGCGAGTCTCACCCGACTAGTGCTCTCGTCAATGACATCCTTGTTCTCGACCTGAGCCACGAACGCAACACCATTGTCACCAAGTTCAAGACTGACGACGGTCTCGGCCTCGGGAACCTGTTGCGTGATGACACGATCGGCATCGACACCGTTGTCGTGGACAGTGTGACACGCGCATCACAGATGGGACTTGAGCACGCCATCTCAATGGGCATCTCGAAGGGATCGAAGCTAGAGACACCTGGCATACCTGCGTACGGTGCGCGCAACGCCTTGATCTTGAGGATGATTAGTGATATAATGAACGTTACAGGGAAGTACAAGAAGAACGTCATCTTCATCTGTCACGAGGGAGAGCCCTCAACGACGGACGACGGAAAGATCGTACTCAAGATCACTATGTCACTCGGTGGTCAACTTCCCAACCTGACGACGCAGAAGCTAGGCGAGTGTTGGTTTGTGCAGGACACAGGGAAGGCGCGTAAGATCGTGCTCAGGCCCTTCCGTGTGTACAAGCCAATGAAGTCCCGCATGTTCGATCTCGCGCCTGACAAGCCGGGAGAGTTCGACTGGAAGTACGACATCAACAACCCAGATCCACGCTTCGAGATTGCGACGTGGTACAAGGAGTGGCTGGAGAGTGGCAAGAAAATCCAAGTCCCGAAGTGACGCGCCTATGCACCCCTCTGACTTCGAGGAGCTTGTAGGCACAGAGACAACCGATGGAGGGCGAGTTGCTCCACCTCCCTCAGTTCTGCAACAACAGGAGCAACATCATACACGTGTAGAGAAAGAGACTACCCACATGTCTGACGACCAACCTTCCATCATCGAGTTCAGTGAAGACATCAACGACGCTGAAGCTCCTGATCCACTACCCAAGGGCGAGTACCCGTTCTCCATTCGCTCTGCTGAACGTAAGAAGAGTGCCAAGGGCAACGAGTACGCCTCTGTGACTCTGTTCATTGACCCTGACTCGTACCCTGCTGACTACACAGAGGGGAATGAGGATGGGACCCTACTGACGTACAATCGTCTGATGTTGTCTGACACTCCACAGAACCGCTATCGCATTCGCAAGCTCTGTGAGTCGATTGGCGCGACGATGGGACGCAAGTTGGACCTCAACGATTGGGTCGGCCTCAACGGTGTCGCGGTCATCGACCATGAGACCTATGAGGGCGAACTGCGCGCCGTGGTGAAAAAGATCAACCCGGCCTGACGTTTACGCCACAATGCTATTGCATCGCGCACCACGTGGTGCAATAGTGTTGCGGACATAGGGCAATGACGCCCAAACCAAGGAGAGAACCCAATGGCTGAAGCAGCCGCCCGCCAAGACCCCGGTCTGACCGTCGCAGGAACCAAGCGCAAGCGCGCCGCGTTCACCAGGACGGAACGCCCGATCTTCGCCATCGTCTCGGTCAACGACACTGACGGCAACCCAATGATCCTCAAGAAGACACAAGTCAGCATCGTACTGGAGAAGGACAGTGCGAAGATCGTTGACCTGGTGACTTCTGGTGAAGTTGGCAGCGCCGTCGTGATCCGTGTGCAAGTCCCGGCGTCACCGAAGCGCGCCACGCCAGACGCGTAACTGCCTCGTCCTTCTCTGTGCTGTGAGTACGGCAGCACAGAGAAGCGAGGGGGCGTCTTGGAGAGGGATCGTCCCCTCGCTAACAAGAACAGGATGAGGAGATCGTACAGATGTATGCTAGGCAACTCACTGAGCAATGGTTCGAGGATGAGTTCGCAGTACAGACTGAGATCAACTTCGATCAGTTCATCGTCACTGCCCCGAGTGACACTCTTGGCATACTCATCAAGCTGCGTAGCGGTGGGGTGTATGTCATAGAGGAAGACTTTGATGGTTGATCTCAATCTACCGTTCTCGTTCGTCATACCAATCCCAAGTCCAGCGGCCCGTGTGTTTGGCAGAGAGTCAACCGCCGGGCCGTTGGCATGTTTCATCGTCTATCGCGCTAACACGATAGAGCGAGAGAGGATCGCCATTGCAGCAGATCTGTGTGGCGTCTCCTCTGGCACTTTCATGCGTTCAGTCGTGATGAACGTTGTTGAAGAAGTTCTCAGGCACACGACAGACCCAGAGGCAGCAGCACTAGCGATTGAGCCGCCTGAGATACCCACAGCGCACTATGATGGTACACCTACACCTGTACGATCACAGCGCACTGGCTGACTGCCTCACAACTCCACTACGCACCACACCCCCTTAAAAGCTGGGAGAAGAAATGGACGACCTAGAACTGGACCCGCTTCAACAGCAAGCGGTAGACGCTGCATGTGACGTTGACAATCGCGTCGTTGTCATCACCGGGCCTGCGGGTACAGGCAAGACCACAATCTTGAAACAGGTGTACTGGAAACTGGTCAACGCAGGCTACCGCGTTGTACTGTGTTCGCCAACAGGCAAGGCTGCCAAGCGCATCTACGAGGCGACAGGGATCGACGCAATGACGATCCACCGTCTTCTCGAGTACAGTCACCCAGGTGATCCTGACCCCAAGACAGGCAAGGCACTCGGCTTCAGTGCTCCTCGGCGTACGCGTTCCAATCCACTCATCTACGATGTTGTCCTCGTGGACGAGGCCGCGATGATCAATTGGGAGATCCATCGTACGCTGTTCGATGCTCTTCCCAACGGTGGCCGCATTCGCCTGTTCGGTGACAACAACCAACTGAAGCCGATCGAGGAAGACAAGGCACTGAACGAGGCACCGTCACCATTCATGACGCTGCTCGCCAATGAGAAGTTCGTGCGTGTCACACTGAAGACCGTGTTCCGTCAAGGTGCTGACAGTGGCATCCTGTTGAACGCGAACAACATCCTCCGTTCCCGTGTCCCAACCAAGAACGCGCAGTGGGACCAGAAGATCACTGATCAGCCAGTGCAGGAACTCGTGGCCTACGTGAAGAGGACACGTGAGGAGGGCGTTGCAGACTTCAGTGGCATCACGGATCAGATCATCGTACCACAGAACACGTCATGGGTGGGCACACGGAAGTTGAACGCGCTGCTGCAAGGCTTGTTCTTCAATGAGCACGACCCGTGTATGCTTGTGCCTCGTCGCTCGTGGGTTGAGGGCATCGGCGGTGAGAAGGGTGGTGACATCAAGATGCACGTTGGCGACAAGGTGATGTTCACGACCAACAACTACGACCTTGGCATCTTCAACGGTGAAGCGGGTAGGATCATCGAGATCGATGCAGAGTACGGTGAGATCGTTGTGGACTTTGGTGATCGTGAGCAGGCAATCCCGCCAATCCAGATGATCACCAACAGCTACGGTGGCACGAGCACCATCGATCCGCGGAAGGACTTGGACCTGGCCTACGCAGTCACGACGCACAAGTGTCAAGGCTCCGAGTTCCGCCGCGTTGTCTACATCATGAACAAGTCGAACATGTTCATGTTGACGAGGGCTAACTTCTACACCGCCATCACGCGTGCCAAGCAGCACGTCTACGTGATTGCAGATCAACGAGGCTTCAGCGCGGGGGTGTACAAACGTGGCTAATGGAACCGGGACTAAGAGACTCATCGTCTTCGGCGGTGACAAGAGGATGGCAGCAGTTGCCTACTCAGGTGCAAAGCGTTACCTCTTCGTCAACAAGGTGCAGGTGTGTCACTTGAAGATGTACGACGTTGTGACCACGAACGTGCCTCGCATGTTCGGCCTGATGCACGGCATGATTGAGTACGTCGATCGCATGGATGAGGAGTTGCCTGACTTCTTTGGCATGTCACCGAACCAGGCAGTTGAAGAGTTCAAGTCAATGCTCTACCGCGTCGGTGGCACTCACGCGTTCGGTCGCATCCTGTCTCGTCAGATCAGGTTCGAGACACAGATGAGACTGTTTATGCTACAGGAGTACGATAACGCTCTCTCACTCGCGACACTCGAGCGTGAGCCTAGTCTTGTCAAGGATGGCCTTCTCCTCATCATCTGTGGTGAGGCGACGGACATGTACACAACGAAGAACGCAGTCACGCTGCCGATCGACGACCTTGACACGTTGCACCTCCTGGTCCGTGGCACGATCAAGCGTTTCTTAGACTTGGAGGAATGACCAATGCTCTGTCCCAAGTGTCAAGGAGACACAGAGGTTCTGGACACGAGACTACGTGGTGACAACTCAATCCGTCGTCGCCGTCAGTGTACCAGCGCCACGTGTGGTGAGCGGTTCACCACGACTGAGTGCATCGTGACGCGAGATGACACAAGCGAACAGTCGGCACATGAGTTGCTCGTCAACTCACTGAAGTACATGATCAAACTCTTGGAGAGGAATGGAACCAATGGCGATCACGTCAGTCGCGGAGATAAATCGTGAGATTGCCCATCGTTGTGCTGCTGCTAATCTTCGACTGGACTGTGGAAGCGATGGCATCTTCAATGCAGAGATTGCCATCATTGGTGAGGCTCCTGGAGAACGAGAACGGATCAACAAGATACCTCTATGTGGAGCATCAGGTAAGTATCTTTGGGACGAAGTACGTTCTCTCGGCATCAATCGACGCTCAGTCTACATCACTAATGTGGTTAAACGTCAGCTTCTCCAAGAGAGGGACAAAAAGGATAAGATCTCACGTGGTGAGATTGAGCACTACGCAGCTATCGTGAACTGGGAGCTTCAGCAGCTGCCGCAACTGCGCTACGTGATCTGTCTTGGCAACTACGCTCTAGAGGCGGTGACTGGGCTCACGGGGATCGACCATCACCGTGGCTCCGTCTATCACACCGAGATCATGTCACTCTCTCAAGACAACGAGCCACGACCCGTGACCGTCCTCGCCATGTACAACCCTGCGTACGCTCTACGCAATCCAAAGATCCCTGTCATCTTCAAATTCGACGTTGCGCGTCTCGGGAGAGTCCTCCGTGGTCAACACAAAGAGCATGTTATCGACACTCATATCAACCCTTCGCCAGCCGAGGCAATGCGCTTCATCGAGAGGATGCAAGAAGAACGGCTGCCAGTTGGCCTTGACATTGAGACAATTGGCGGAGAGACCGCCTGTATTGGTCTCGCAAATAGTGCAACTGCCGGCATGTGTATCAATTTCCGTGATCGGACATCTAATCGTTTTAGTGTCCGAGACGAGTCTGCCGTACGTACTCGACTGCACGAGTGGTTCAATGAACAAGGTGACACTCGTCCTCGACTTGTGATGCAGAATGGAATGTTCGACGCCTCGTGGCTCTACTACAAGGATCGGATCAAGCTGCCACCATCGTACTTCGATACGATGTTGGCGCATCACACTCTGTACCCTGAACTGCCGCACAACCTGGGCTTCCTCACTGCTCAGTACACGGAACACCCGTTCTACAAGGACGATAAGAAGGAGTGGCGTGAGGGTGGTGACATTGACACGTTCTGGAAGTACAACGGGAAGGACTGTTCCATCCTCATCGCCATCATGGAGGCAGAGCGGCGCGAGTTGGAGTCACAGGGGCTTGCAGAGTTCTTCTTCTCACACGTGATGCGTCTCCAACCGCACCTCATCGGCATGACAGTCGGTGGTGTGGCTGTGGACGCGTTGCTGAAAGAGCGGATCACACTCGAGACTCGTGCTGAGGTGTCCGCGTTGCGTGAGAAGTGGCTTGACCTCGCGCGTGAGGCAACAGGGGAACCGGACTTGAAGGTCAACCCCAACAGTCCGAAGCAACTCGCGGAACTCTACTTTGGCAAGCTGCGTCTGCACGGTCGTGGCGTGTCAACTGATGCCACGAACAGGGCACGGATGCGCTCTCACCCGCGTACACCGGCGGTTGCGCGTGAATTGCTGCTCACGCAGGACCGCTACGCAGAGGAGAACAAGTTCCTAGGCACGTACGCAGAGATGGGCATTGATGACGACGGTCGCGTGA